GGTGACGGCCACGGGCCGCATCTCCAGCTCGGACCCCAACCTCCAGAACATCCCGGTGAAGACCGAGGAGGGTCGCCGTGTGCGCTCGGCCTTCACGGTGCCCGAGGGCTGGAAGTTCCTGGCCGTGGACTACTCCCAGATCGAGCTGCGCCTGCTCGCGCACCTCTCCGGCGACGAGCACCTGGTGCGCGCCTTCGTGGAGGGGGAGGACTTCCACGCCGAGACGGCAGCCCGCGTGTTCGGCGTGCCGGTGGGGGAGGTCACGCCGCTCCTGCGCAGCCGCGCCAAGGCCGTGAACTTCGGCATCGTGTACGGCCAGCAGGCCTACGGGCTCTCCCAGACGCTGCACATCCCGCAGCGGGAGGCCCAGGGGATGATCGACTCCTACTACGCCGCCTACCCCGGCGTGCGCCGCTTCCTCGACGAGACCGTGGCCCGCGCCCGCGAGCTGGGCTTCGCCACCACCATGTGGGGCAGGCGTCGCCTCGTGCCCGACATCTCGGCCCGCAACGCCATGGTGCGCGCCGCCGCCGAGCGCACGGCCATGAACCACCCCATGCAGGGCAGCGCGGCCGACATCATCAAGATCGCCATGCAGCGGGTGCAGCGGGCCCTCAACGAGCGGGGGCTGGAGAGTCGTCTCATCATGCAGATCCACGACGAGCTGGACCTCCAGGTGCCCGACGGCGAGCTCGAGGAGGTGCGCGACCTGGTCTCCCGGACCATGGAGGGCGTGGCCGACCTCAGCGTCCCGCTCGTGGCCGACGCCAGCTGGGGCGACAACTGGGCCGAGGCCAAGTAGGGTCCTGGGGGAGGGGCGGGGCGGTGTCGGGGGCGGACGGCGTCCAGCCCCTTGCTGAAAACCCCTCCACAATTGTTGGGCCACCATGAAACCCCCGGTAGACGACTGTAAAATGACCGTCTCCGGGGGTTTGTCGAATTCGCTCGGGAATTTGTCGCATTTTCCCTTGCATCGGATTTTGCTGCGTTGCATAATAACCAACGCACCGCGAGGTGGGAGACGGTGGGCGTAGCTCAGTTGGCAGAGCGACGGACTGTGGCTCCGTAGGTCGAGGGTTCGAGCCCCTTCGCCCACCCCATTTCCACTGGTGCGCACATAGCACGGACCGTTAGCTCAGCTGGTAGAGCAGGGGACTCTTAATCCCAAGGTCCAGGGTTCGAACCCCTGACGGTCCACCATGAACTTACGTATCCCTACCTGCTGGTTTACAAGCGGGTAGGGATATTTCTTTATATGCATCGGCCGCACCACGGTGGAACGCGGTGGAACGGTCGGATTATGAACATCAACGATGGTCATATGTCGGCAAAAGAGACCGACGAGTAGCGGACCACCGCCGGATCGAAACGAAACAAGCCCCCGACCCCATCGCAGGGGCCGGGGGCTTGTTTGTACCGAGTATCAATAAGGGGCCGTCCTCGGCAGCCTTATTTGTACTTTCGGGCGAATCGTATAAACAAGGGGCCCCGCTACAGCCTGCCGTCGTTGAGCGCGGCCTGGAGGGCGCGGACGGTCTTGGGGCCGCACACGCCGTCGGGGTAGACGCCGAGCCTGCGCTGGAGGGCGCTGACGGTGTCCCTGCCAGCGATGCCGTCGGCCGTCACTCCGAGACGGCCCTGCAGGGCCTTGATGCAGGGGGACCCGGACGGGTTGGCCGAGAACTTCCACCCTCCAGCGCAGTTGGGAAGCCACTGTCGGTTGCCCGACCACTGGCCCCAGACCTCGCCGTCAGCGACGCAGCCAAGGGCCTTCTGCAGGGCCTTGGTGGTGCCCCACCCCCACCAGCCGTCGACGGAGAGCCCGCCGGTGGACGGGGCCGGGGTCGCGGGCGTGGCGGGCGTGGACGGCACCGCGCCGCCCTTCGCGGCGATGCCCGCCGCCGACAGGATGGCTCGGGCGATCTCGTCCAGACGGTCGTTGAAGATGGTCCGGTCGGTGACGTTGTCGATGAAGCCGACCTCTGCCAGGCGGTAGTTGATGCCGCGCCTGGCCGCGCGGTTGGCGTTGGCCAGGTCGGAGCGTCCGACGATGATGGACGAGCGGCCGGGGAAGATCTTGGCGAGGGCGTTGGCGAGCGCCTTGTCGAAGGCGTCGGCCTCGAAGCCGTCCTTGATGATGACGTGGGCCCCGCGCGCCGAGCCGTTGGCGGAGTCCCGGTGCAGCTCCGTCACCATGGTGCCCTTGGGCACGTTCAGCGTGTTGAGGTCCCCTTGGGCGTAGACGTTGCGCGAGAAGTCGTGCAGCTCCACGTCGGAGGGGTCCGCCGCCAGCTCCTTGACCCTCCTTGCGAGGTTCCTCACGGAGTCGGCCTCGTTCTGGCCTCCCCCGACCGCGCCGGGGTCCCCGTGCCCGTGGCCGGGGATGATGTACAGCTTCGCCATCTTACAGGTCCTTCCCGTCGTCTCTTTCGCCGATGTCGCCCGCCGCCACCATGGTCGGCAGGCTCGCGCCGCCGTCCACCTCCGGGATGCCGGCCACGCTCGTGAGCAGGCTCACCAGGGCCGCCAGCAGGGCGCCGCTGCCCACGAGGGCCCAGTCCACCTGCCCCATGGCCGCCGCGGCCCCGATGACGCCTATGGCCGTCTGGGCCGCCGTCTTGCCCGCGCGCACCCCGGCGCCGAGCAGCCATCGCTTGATGTCTTTCATGCCTCAACCCTTCCTCGTCATCCCGTGGAAGGTCTCCACGGGCACCTCGCGGATCTTGCGGTACAGCTCAGAGCCGGTGCCGTTGCCCCCGAGCCCGGTGTAGGCGGCGTAGCAGCGGTCTATCTCGGTGCGCCTCTCCACGGAGAGGCGCTTGTCACCCAGCACGTAGGTGTCGTAGGAGTCCACGAGGTTGCACCGGAGCAGGGCCTTGAGCCCCTCCTCCAGAGCCTCGTCGCGCTCCAGCTCCCTGCGCGCCGAGGCGCGCCCCGCCTCCCCCATGCGGTTGATGGCGGCCACGCACCAGGTGACCACGCCGCCCAGGGCGAGCGCCACCACGGTCTCGGCGAGCTTCATGGGGTCCAAGGGCCCCACCCCCTCGAATAGGAAAGGGGCCCCGCAGGGCCCCGCCTCAGCCTTCCACGCGCTCCCGCACCAGCTCCCTGATGCGGGCCGGGACGTCCTCCACGGAGATGTCGCCGCGCAGGACGCGCCTGGCGTAGATGGGCACCATGGAGCGGTCGAGCTTCGTCAGCCCCGCCATCGTCACTCACCCCCTGCCAATGCCTCGTAGATGTCGGACAGGGCCGCGTCGGTCGCCGCCTGCGACTCCTGCACGGCAAGCAGCTGCTCGTAGAGGTCCGTCGCGAGGGCGTCCGGGTCGGCGTCGCCGTCTTGGCGCATCGACTCGTCCACGATGTCGGCCATGGGCACGCCCCAGCACTCCTCGAAGCGCTCTGAGTAGTAAGCGGGGTCGTGGCCCTCCTCGTCCTGGAACGTCAGCTGCTCGGCGCCCCAGAGGCCCGTGTTGTCGAACTGCACGACGTTGCGGCTGAGCGTCACCGTCCGGTCTTCCACGGCCACGGCGGGCGGCTCTGTTGGCAGGTCGATGCGGTATGTGTACTCGGTCACGTCTCCTCCTTCCCCCTATCCGACGCCGTTGCAGATGACCAGCTGGCCCATGAACGTCCACGTGTACCCAGACGCGGGGGCGATGCCCGCCGTGTAACTGACGTGGACCGTGCCCGCGCTGTCAACGGCGAAGAAGACGGACGGCATGGGGTCCGGGTAGTTGTTGGTGGGGGCGAGGGCGCTGCTCCTGATGGTGTACGGCGGCCTCATGTTCGCAGGCAGGACGATGCCGGTCGACCTGCTCCCGTTGGAGACGGAGCCACCGGCGACGCGGTCCGCCACAAGGTCGAGGACGGCCACGCCCCCTCGCATGTAGTAGTTGACCGAGCCGGTGAGGTGGCCGCTGTCCAGGGAGAACGACTTGGCCGTGCGCTGGGCGCTGGGGACCTTGAGGTTGCTCTGGGCCCCAGCGAGGGTGGTGGCCCCCGTGCCTCCGTTGGCGACGGGCAGGCCAACGCCTCGCTTGAACGTCGTGCCGTTGATGTCGATTACACCCGACGAGCTCTCGATGATGCGGCTCGTGTTATCGGCCGACGATTGGTTGTAGTGGAAGTCGATGAACCCGCCGTTGTTCTGGTTCGCTAGGCCCATGCCGAGCTCGATGTACCGGGGCCAGATGGGGTTGCCTCGGATGAGGTTGTTGCAGGCGTCCCCGGCGCTCGTGGCCCCCGTGCCGCCCGACGCGACGTTGAGGGGTCTGCCAAGTGCTGTGGCGGTGGGGGAAAGCAGGAGATGGTTATTGGAATGGCCGTCGGAGCCGTAGTTGGACATATAGCTGTTCTGGCCGTTCTGAGACAGCTTCAGATAGGTGCTGGCCGACGTGTCCCTGAGTCTGATGGCGGCGTCGTCGTCGACATGGATTTCAAGGTTGCCCGTCATGGTGTCGCCGGCCTTGGAGACCTTGCCGCCGCCCAGCTCGTCGGCGCGCCCCTCGAGGCCCGCGATGGCCCCGTCCACGCGCCCCAGCTCCTGACGGAGGTAGGCCGAGTCGGCCTTCTCCCCGTCCCTCGAGTCCACGTAGTTGCGCACGGCCTCGAACAGGGCCGCCCCCACGTCGGTGCCCTCGCTCGCCACCTCGCCGGGCACGGGCACGAGGTCCACCACGCCGTCCTCGGACGTCGCCTGCATGCGAACCCGGGCCGGGTACTGCACCTCGCGGTCGATGACCTCGGGCCACTGGGCGGCTCCCCCGCCCTGGTCGGTCTCTGGCATGGCCCCTCCTTTCCTAGTCGTTTTCCGTGAGCCGGTAGCTCTGCACCGAGGCCTCCCGGCCCCAGCAGGCCACGAGGCAGCGGTCGCCCGCCGACACGCCCGCCGCCCCGCTCTCGAGCGGCAGCTCCACGGGCTCGGCGTCCCCGTCCAAAAGCACCGCGGCCGAGGCGGCCCGCGCCTCCACGCAGGTGCCCCAGGCGAAGGACTGGCGGGGCGGCTCCGCCCCCTTGAGCAGGGTCCTCGCGATGGAGTCGGCGGCGTCCATCAGCGCACCTCCTCGAGGTCGACGTCCATGAGGAGCCCCGGCGCCCCCAGGTCGACGGAGACGCGCTCCACCCGGAAGCGCCCCCTCACCTTGCC